ATGCAACTGACATTAGTTCGTCATGGGGAAGCTGCTCCGCCAGTAAATGGTAATGATATTAAACGTCCCCTTACTGCGCGTGGACATGCACAGGCTGAGCAAACGGCAACCTTTTTAAAAGATATTGTAAAACCAGATATTTTTGTTGTTAGTCCTTTGCTGCGTGCACAGGAAACGTTGGCGCATATCCAGACCTATTTTAAAGATGTGCCAGTGCTGTTATGCGACAAAATTAAGCCTGACGATGATGCAAAAGAAGCGATTGAATGGCTATCTCAAATTCCTTATGAGTCGATTGTGGTTGTTTGCCATATGAATGTGGTAGGGCATATTGCAGAGTTACTTACTCATGAAAATTTCAATCCATTTGCACTTGCTGAAGCAAGAATTTATGATCAAGCTGTTATTGCAAATGGTTTATCAACACAAAAAAATAGTTTTATACCCACAATATAATTAAAAAGGTTATTTAGCCCACATGCTGTACATATTGTTGATAAAGTTGAGATTAAAATTATTCTTATAATTTATGACTTGTTAAATATCAATAACTTATATTGTTTATGTGGGTTGAATTAACCTGTTTTAGTCACCTATATTTGCACCATATAGTGATTATTTTGACTATTTTTTTTATAAAATGAGTAAAATAAAAAGTAATCTGCACCAAATCTGCACCAAGAATGAAATTACCTAAACCTATCAAGCGTGGGCAAACGTACCGTATTACTGTGACCTACGAAAACAAAAGATATTCATGCACCAGAGACACAGAAAAAGAATGTGAACAATGGGCAGCTATGAAGTTGCTTGAGTTGAAATCTGGAAAAGTACAAGAAGAAAAGGGGATAAAGACACCTTATCCTTTTAAGATGCTTTGCGAAAAATACTATGCAGAAAAGGGCATTAAATTAAGATCAAAGCATGTCATTAGAAATAAGTTGGATAATCTGGAACGTATTGTTGGTGAGTTGGCATCTAAATCAATATATGACTTTAAACCAAACGATATAGCTAGGTGGAGAAATAAAAGGGTACTCGAAGTAAAAAATGGAACCGTCTTATATGAGTTCTCTATTTTTTCTTCAATATTTACCTATGCTCAAAAAGAATTATTTTTAATTGAATCTAATGTTTGGCAAAACGTAATTAAGCCGGAAAAGGGGAAAAGCCGGAGCCAGCGTATTACTGTTGAAGATCAGGAAAAAATTCTACAACAAGCCAAGTGGGATAAGAATAACTCTCCAAGGTTTGTGAAACATTATGTATGTTGGGCAATGCTATTTGCACTTGAAACAGCAATGAGACAAGGCGAAATTCTTGGTATGCGGAGAGAGGACATTAAGGATGGATTTGTCCACCTTCCTATGACGAAGAACGGAGAGTCTAGGAATGTACCATTGTCTAAAGAAGCAAAAAGACTTTTATCAATACTGCCTTCCAACACTGATATTCTACTGCCAGTTAAAGCTGAGACTTTTAAACGGACATGGATAAAAATTCGTGATGCTGCTGATTTGAAGCATATTAACTTTCATGACACGCGACATGAAGCAATTACAAGAATGGTCCGAGAAAGAAAACTACCAGTTGAAGTACTAGCAAAAATAACAGGGCATAAGACTATTGGTATTTTAATTAACACTTACTACAATCCTAATGCTCAGGACCTTGTGGAAATGTTTAATAGTAGTGAGAGCTAGTTAGCTCTCTTTCTACCACGTTTGTTTGCATCTTTTTTAGTTAGTATTTGTCGTGCTCGCTCAGGATCATACATGTGTTTCCCGCCCGTGCCTTGGTTGATTGAGACAAGCTTTTCCCGGATGGTAGTAACACTCAAGTTATATACTTTAGCCAATTCAGACGCACTTACTAACTCTTGCTTAACCTGTTCAAGCTTGGTGACAATAGCGCCACCAAGATTTTGACCAAGTAAAATCTGAGGAGGGGTATCACCCTCCAAAGTGATTGAAAACTGCATAACTCCCATTCACCCCTCCTTACTTTCCGCTTTAACTTCTCGATCAAGACGCTCAATCTCCGCAATTAATAAAGCGGCTGCACGAACCAGATCTTGTCTTGGGCTTTTTGGCTTCCAATAGCAATCACCCCAAGGCCAAAAGTCTGGCACTTCTTCATCCTGATAGGCTTCTGCTCCATAGTCGCTGTAAACCCACCCTCTTTCAACTACGTGATTCGCATATCCAGCACCAGCGCGCACCAATTCATTTTGCTCGTACTTATCATCATGTTCACTTGTCCAGCCTTTGATCTGGATCTGACGCTCTCTTTCATTAAGAACATCTATGACAGCTTGGCTACTATATAATTCACTCATCCCTCAGCTCCCGATTCGCTTGCTTCTTTTAGTGGCGTCCAATGAGTTACTTTTTCCTCAATAAAATAACTAGAATACTCATCACCAATGTAAGCCGTATTTGCATACCATCCTTCTTTGACATAACCGCAGCCGCGATCTTCGTCATAGTCATACCAATCATCATCACCGTGATACTCTTCAGTGAACTTAGGAATAAAATGAGCAACCATTTGGTTTTGGTTCTTAACGGGGTTTGCATCTATCAAAACAAGCACATTTCGTAATGACTCAGGCATGCGATCATCAACTGAAATCCATTCTGGCACCGCCTGAGCTTTGGCTTTTTCTAGCTCTGCATCACGATGCTTTGCACATCTAAGCCAAGCATCCCAACGGCTATTCATGTTGCTTATTTCTTTCTGAGCAATTTCAGAAGGATTGTTTGATCTAGTCATAAACAGTTCATGCTCATGACTAAAAATAATGTCTCTTCTTCCTTTGTAATATTGGAAGGTATTCAGAAAAGCCTCTCTTTCCTTATTCAAATCTGTCATGCTGCCGTCTCCAAATACTTATCCGCCAAATCATGCATTAGTAGGTTTCCTGAACCTGACTCATACCAAATACCTAATTGGCCGTTTAATCTAAATCTCAAAAGTTCGTTTTGTTCTGTTTTACTGAAAACATCAGCGCCTTGATCTACTAGCCAGTTAGAGAAATCCTCAAACTTCGATGGCAGAAGGGCTAAACGATTCTTATAACTTCGGTTGCTGCCGTACCGACTTCTTAATATTTGCCAGTCGTTCATGCTGCCACCTTCAATGTTGTTATTGCATCATCTATAGCCTTGTTGAAGTTTCGAACATCTTGCTCAAGTGCTTCTATCGCCAAGTCTTTGGCATAGACACGAATAATGATGATCTGTAGTTCTTCTGGTAGACGTGGGTCATAACTCACAAAGTCACACCATTCACGACGAGTACAAGCCAATTGACTAGTGATTTGGGGAATGTACTCATCTGGCACCTGTTTAGTTAGCAGAGTGTTCAAATGCGTCGTAGTGTCAGGGCACTTAACTTCGATTTGCCCGTTATCACCTACTAGACCATCTGGCGAAGCCCCAAACATTTCAATGAAAGGGTGGTCAATTAATCCTGTTCCAACTACAAAGTTGCCCGTCTCATTTTCATAAGCCGCTATAGCATGAGGCTCGTTGTCAATACCCCATTGCATTGCTTGGTTTGTGAAGATTTCCTTCTGAACGCCAGTTAGGCGCTCAGCTAGAATAGTTAAACCCAATGCATTTAAAGCTTTGCCTTTATTTGGCTTTGCATTCAAATCCTTTACACGGCTTGCTGTGACTTTGCCACAGCGTTCCGAATGCCAATCTTCACTACGCTGGAGAATGTTCATAGGTTTCTCCTTGGCGCTGTAAAGCTTGATCAGCAAACTGAGCAATTTCTTTTAAGCTAATTGAGTGAACTTCCCAAAGGTGCTTTTTAAGATTTCCCTTTGGAATAGCTACATAAGCAGCTTGCAAACGTTCAGTACCGTATTGAGCTTCTGATTTGAGCGTAGGTAAATGCTCATCTTCAAAGACTTGGTAGCCTTCTGGCACTTCACTTGTGACATCCTTAATAGGCTGCCCACTTTCAGCGATACGTTCTGCTTCATCTTGGTCATGAATACCAACAAAACCAAAAGCCAAACGTGCACATTGAATAGTTGCTTTGTGACGCAAGAAGCGAGAAGGATGGCTCTGCCATGGTCCTTCAACAACATATCCAGTTTTTGACTTGAAAGGTGCGCGATAACACTCAGCCAAATATTCACGAACAACAGTAGGGTGGTCACGGTCTTTACGGTAGATAATGCATTCAACCCACTCAGGTGCAGCTACTTTCGCGCCTTCCATCTGAACCATATTTTCTGAAAACTTAAATTCCATACCATTGAAATTAGAGTTTCCATTAATGATTCGAGACCAGCCATCTACACCAACAACTGGAATAATCCCTTTGTTTTTATCTGGGAAAGCGTAGATTTCTTTAGTCCATGGGTTCAGCTTGTATTGACCAGCAACAATCAAAAGAGAAGCCATTTGAGCATCAGTTGCAGGTGTTTCAGTACGGAAAGCTGTTTGAATCAGTGTTTCCTTTAACTCTTGTGGATTAACATTTACCAAGCCAAGAGTTTCAGCAACGTTTGCAATTTGTGTAGTAATAAGTGTTCCATTTGCTGGCGCATTCATAATCTTCTCCTAATTTTTAAAATGGCAACTGCTGAGTAGTGTCTGAATACCGGACTTCAATTTGTCCTTGTGTAGACTCTTCAATTAGCATCTTGAAGTAGGCCATTGCCTCAGCAAGTGTTGTCTCTGTTGCTGAAGCAGGACGACGAATAAGCACATCAATGGCTTCAAGTAGTTTTCTTTTCTCATGTACTTGCATCACACCACTCCCGCTTCTTCATCTGCCAATTCTTCGGCGTAGTATTTAAGCTGCTCGTTTAAGCTGTGTACTTGTGCGTCCGTAAGCTTGAAACGTAAGCCTATAGGTGACTCAATACCGTCTTTGTCAGTCACAACAGCATGAGTTCTTGTGTCCACCACAAGCACTTCATATTCTTGGTCACGTGCACAACCACTGAACTGATCAGTTACTTCACGAGTGTCATAAGTTGTTTCGGCTTTAATCTGGCAGTTAAGAACATTGCAGCCGTAAGTTAGATCGAAATAAACCGTTTCACCTTCAACTTGAATGTCTGTAGACATATCCAAGTAAGGGAAAGAAGGGCACAGCAACTCTGGCTTGTTAACTAACATATTCATTAGTTAGCTCCTTCCACTTGCACACGCACATACATATTCTGTTTTGCTTTGAGTTCGTTTGCTGCTTGTTCGTCAGCACAACCACGTAAAAGACCGACAGCTAAAAAGAACACTACCCAGAACAATAAGAAGCCCGAAGTTCCATCGACAAATGCTTGCTTGATTGAATATTTATTCTCAGTCATTGCTAGATTCCTCCTGAACTGTAGCTATCACACATATTCAAAAGCATTGATTTGTGTTGATTCCAAAATTCAAGCGCTTCGCTATCCATGCCTGTGATACGTGCATCATCAAATGATTTCCAGTCTTCAATACTGTGTTCTTGGCAGCCAATTCGCATTTTCCCCAAGCCACTAATAATCACATCCCAACGTAGCCCGTAGACAATGAGCGGGGAGGCTTTGGCACAGCTAAGGTTGGCACCGTAAAGGTCGGCACCGCTAAGGTCGGCACCGCGAAGGTTGGCATCGCGAAGGTTGGCATCGCGAAGGTCGGCACCGCTAAGGTCGGCACCGCTAAGGTCGGCACCGCGAAGGTCGGCACCGCGAAGGTTGGCACCGTAAAGGTCGGCACCGCTAAGGTTGGCACCGCGAAGGTTGGCACCGCTAAGGTCGGCACCGCGAAGGTTGGCACCGCGAAGGTTGGCACCGTAAAGGTCGGCACCGCGAAGGTTGGCACCGCGAAGGTTGGCACCGGCAACAATCGCACTTTCTAATGCATGACGAGCAATCATTCCGGATTCCATTCCGTCAGGGACATCACAGGTAAAAAGGACTTCTTCTGTCCAACGATTTTTAATTTCGAATTTCTGTGTCATAATCTTCTCACTCATTGAGTAAAAGTCCCGTCGGTCAGATGTCTGGGACTTTTTTGTTATCTGGTGAGATAATATTAACTATGGTTAATTTTTTAGTCAAGAGAAAAGTTAACAATGGTTAATCTTTTTATTAACTATAATTCATGCTTTAATAGACAAAAGAAAACCCACACAGGGTGGGCTGAATGTTAATAAACGTTAATACTTCTTGATGTACATGATAGCTTTATCTATAATGCATTCATGGATTGGGCATTCCCGGTCGGCAAAGAGCTTTGGTGCATACATCAAGGCTCTTTGTTTTTTTAAGGGTATATTTTTAAGCCGTATCCATTATAGTTGCTTCCAACTGCACCTCTACCACCTTTGCAATAAAACTTAGCTTTTAATATGTCAAATGCTCTATTTGATTGAGAAGGGTTAATAACATGTCTTCCGATTGGTCTAGCTACTAAATCAGCAAATTGCAAGCCCGATGAATTGGTTTTTTTTGAAGCAAAAATTATTTCAAAAGGAAGAATTTTGTTGTGATAGTTTCCAAAGGGATCACATATTCTTCTAAAGCCAAGCTTAAGTTGTGAATCTTCGTTTTTTCCTCTTGATTCAACAACAATATGTGTTAAACGATTGTTTTGATTCTTCTCTCTAAGAAAAAAAATAAAGTCGCTCAAGACAAAACTTCATTGCTACTTCATATGGGTTTGCATCGCGTTTAATTAATTTATCTTTGCGTATAACAGAGCTAATTAAGATAAAATTATTATCATTCATTAATCCATTTAGGTCACCCATTAAAGACTCCATCCGAGCTTTATCGAACCCAGCAAAATGTGATGTTCTTTTTCTAATGTCTCGCTCATGCAGAATTATTATATCGTGACCGAAATGCTTAAACTTTAATTGTTCCACTGCTTTAACTACCGTTTCTGTGTAATACCTTTTATGGAACACACAAAAAGACAAGACAAAAACAGGGAAGTCTGGATCGTTGTTAAGCATGTCAATGCTGCCACTCTCATCCACATAAACTATGAAGTCGCTATACTCCATAAAAACATCCTATTATTCCAATACTTGAGTCAGATTCGTAGTTTACTTCTCATTTTTCTCTGGGAACATTGGTTTACCTAGCTTTCCTTCCTTTACCAACTGAACAACTTGTTCATTCGTAAGTACAGGAATATAGACCTTATCGCCGATATCTTTTGAAAGGATTCTCACTTCCTCAGCAGTTAGAACTAACGCCTCTCCATTTTTCGCAGCATCATTGATGCGAGCAATAATCTGGTTGATTGGTAGTTTTGAATTGTCCATGCATCCCACCTGTTTAATTTAAGTCTTACGAACTCTTTTTTTTCTAGACCCGCCCAATGGACGAGTAGCATCAATAACAACCCCAACTAGAACCATACCTTCTTCAAATTCTATAATTCTAGGCTTCCATTCTGGATTCATTGCTTCTAAATACTTTCGATTATCACTTTCAATCACAAGCCTCTTAAAAGTAGCTTCAGTATCATTTCTAACAACAACCAAGTCACCAGAGACCAAATCAGAAATATAAAAGTTTGGATCAACTAGGATAAGATCTCCTTCGATATAATCAGGTGAATTGCTTCTGCCTGTTACACGCAAGTAATAACAACCGTCAGGATCATCTGCACTTAAAGGTGGGTGCCAGTCCATCACATCATTAATTTCTACATTTTGCATAGCTGTCATTCGCCCCGCCTGAACCCAAGATAGGACTGGCAATAATTTATTAGTCCCAATTGGTGAAATATTGTTATCAAGTTTTTGTTCGGTTTTCCCATATAACAGCCAATCATCAGTTGTGCCCAAGAATTTAGCAATAACTTTTAGATTGTCAGCGGTAGGAGTACTTACCCCATCTAACCACTTTTTTGCAGCAACAGGTGACTTCTTTGTTGCTCTGGCTAAATCTGCTGCTTTTAGATTCTTCTCTTCTAACTTTTGTTTAATGCGCTGGTGCAAAGACATAACAAATATTTCCAAAAACATTAACTAATGTTAATACGTACTATTGAAACTATGGTTAACAAGTGGTAAATTTGGATTATTAACTATAGTTAACTTGGTATAACCATGAATATTAGTGACCTAATGAATTATCACGATTGTAAAAATCGGAAAGAGTTATCTAAGAAAACAGGATATTCGACTGTGACTCTTTGGAAATGGGAGCACAACGGAATACCACCGAGAACTCAAGCCGTATTGCAAGTCAAAACCAAAGGCAAGCTTAAAGCCGACTTAGAAGCATTAACCGCTTAGGAATAACCATGACTAAACGAAAACTAAGTGCAAAAAAGACGCATTGTATGCCAACCCATTTGCCTGAACTTGTAGCAGAGCATGTTGCAAGGGAAGCGTATGAGCGAGGCTGGTCTAACAGCCAGTATTTAAGATGGTTAGCCATTATGGATATGAAGCGTTGTGAAGATGACAAGAATCTTATGTCATTGGTATCTGGAATACCTAGAGAACGCTTTGATTTATATGAACAAAGCAAACAATCCGTTCGAAATGAAGGCAATAAAAAAGCCTGATCTCGTAAATCAGGCTCAATGTTCAATCGGAGAAGGACCAAATGAACCATCAAATATTAGCAGACATTGAACTAAATCGGAAGATTAGTTTGTTTCAAAAAGCGGTTGAGGCTTATGCGCTTAATCGAACTCTCGAAAACTCTATGGCATTGGCTAAAGCGAAAGCTGAATTAGCTGCATTTGTATTGAGAGGTGTTTGATGGGTGCATCAATTCCAATTATTAAGTTGATTGAAGCTATGAACGAACAGCCAATAGCATTCAACAAGCACTATGTATTTTTAGGATGTGGGATCAATGGAGCTTTGATGCTCTCTCAATTGGTCTACTGGACTTCTCGCACTAAAGACAGTGAAGGTTGGATCTTCAAAACACATCATGAGTGGACTCAAGAAACTGGTCTTACTCGTCGTGAGCAAGATACGGCTAGAGCAACACTTAAATCACTTAAATTCATCTCTGAGAAAAAGATGGGTGTGCCTCGTCGTGTTTACTACCGTGTAGAACGCGAAAACTTATATCAAGCTTTGATCGAATACTCTGAAAGCATTGATATTAATAGTATGCACAATTCCGCCACACTGAATGCACAGAACAGCCATACTGAATGCACAAATGCGCCAGACTGTATGCACGAAAGCGCCACACTGAATGCACAAATCCGCCCATCTAATACAGAGAATACATACAGAGAATACACAGAGAATACTACAGATATTATTTGTGCTGATTCAGCACCAAAAACACAAAAATTCAAAGCAAAAGATTTCTTGTTGAAAAACGGAGTATCTGAGCAAACAGCAACTGAATATCTTGATCTTCGCAACAAGAAGAAAAAGCCAGTAACTCAAAGAGCTTTACAACTTGTTTTCAAACAAGCTCAGGAAGCAAAGCTAAGCAATGAACGTGTATTCCAAATTATTGTTGTTCGTGGTTGGGAATCTTTCAAAGCAGCTTGGAACTGGCAGGAGACAAATGCAGAGCTTGAGCAATTAGAACGTCCAGTTGTTGAGCAGCAAGAGCAAGCTTCACTGATCAACCTTCAAAGCAAACCAAAAGGTTTCTTGGGAGGTGCTCAATGATTATTTCTGAAATCAAAAATCTACAAATCGAACAGTCAGTTTTAGCAACTTTGATGACTGTAGTGGATTCTTACTCACAGGTTGAAGGAAAGCTTTGTGAAGAAGATTTCTTTGCTACACGTCATAAGCTAATTTTCAAAGCAATTGTTGATCTTGACTCTAAGAACTCGCCTTATGACGCAGTATTGGTTCATGAATATCTTGAAAGCCATAACCAGCTAGAACAAGTGGGTGGTGAGCAATACCTTCTAAGCATTATGGGAGAAGCTCCAAGTAGTTATTTCAACTTAGAGTCATATGTTGAAAAACTTAAAGACTTAACAACATGCCGCAAGGTTGAGGTTGAAGCTCTCCAGGTACTCCAGAAGGCCCGTAATTTAACTGTAAGCCGTGGTGAACTTGTTCTGAATGCTCAAACAGCATTTGCTGAAATTAACACTGACAGCTCGACTGAATCGCTAATTCATATCCATGAAGCAGCAAGCAAAACATTCGGATATATCAGTGAAAAAATGGAAGCAGCAGTGATGGGCGAAAGCATCATCAAGGGCATCCAAACAGGTATTTATGAGCTTGATCGTTTACTTGGTGATGTTGAGCCGGGGCACTTAGTAGTTGTTGCTGCTCGTCCAGCTATGGGTAAGACAACAATGATCCAAACCATTGCCAACCATGTGTCCATCTTTCAGAAAAAACCATCTTTGATTATGTCTGGTGAAATGCCAGAGGAACAAATTGCTATGCGTATGTGCTGTGCAATTGGTCCAGCAGATATTGGGATGGTTCGCAATACACCACACTTGCTGCCTAAAGAAGAGTTCACAAACTACACCAATGCAGTTGCTTTGCTCCATAAGGTTCCAATTGAGATTGATGATAGATCGCGTCCATCAATTGCCAATGTTCGTGAATCTCTCCGCAAGATGAAACACAAGTATGGATCTGTAGGTGCTGTATTCATTGATTACCTTCAAATCATGAAAACCACTAAGCAATTTGCTCGTGAAGACTTAAAGATTGCCTATTTCACAGGTGAACTGAAAGCGATGGCTAAAGAGTTTAACTGTGTGGTGGTTTTACTTTCTCAGCTTAACCGTGAGTTAGAAAAGCGCCCAAATAAACGCCCAATCATGTCAGACCTACGCGAGTCTGGTGCTATCGAGCAGGACGCTGACCAGATCATTTTTTTATACCGCGATGAGGTCTACAACAAGGAATCTAAATACAGAGGAATTGCTGAAGCAATTGTGGGCAAAAACCGTCACGGAGAGATTGGCACAGCTTATATGCATGCTCAGTTGAAGTATTGCCAATTCACAAACCTAGATCAAAACGCAATTGAGCAATTGCATTCGTTTGGAGGTGCAGCGTGAAAGCAATAAAACGAGTTAAAGCATTCCAAAACATTTTTGACATTTTGTTATTCGCTACTCATGCAACACAACCTTTCACAATGAAAGACTTGCGTGAATATGTATTAGATGCACCGAACAACACAATCCAATGTTATGTGCAGGAATTAATTAAAAGCGGTTATTTGGAAAAGGATTCATACGCAACTTACAAAGCAACTCAATTTGCAAAGGACTTGCTGAATGTTAAAGGGGAGCTAAAAGCATGAAAAAGCGTAAACCAAATAAAGCTCAGCACTACCAGCTCACTTGGAATGTATTCAATGCAGTTGAGATCGTAGAGCAATACGAAAAGCAAACAGGTGATACAAGCGGTCAGTTGCCATTACCAGTGCTTATGAAGATTTATCAAGGTTCATTACTTACAGCATTGCAGTTTGGAACTATTCCGAATCATCAGACTTATGGTGTGACTTTCTACGCAAAGATCAAGAAGGATTCAGGAGAGGAAGGAATTGTAGAGCGTGGATTTCGTATAGACACGCCTATGAAGCTATCAGAGTTTATCAATGGTTTTTCAGATTGCTATGTGAACAAAGGGCAAGGACTTAAGACCAAAGGTTGGAAAGGGGCTAAGGAAGAGTGGCTGTCAATGATGGATGAAGAGTTCAAAGGCGATACATGTCTTGATGCTTGGGCGGTGGCTAATTGTTTGTATAAGGGGAAAGTGGCATGAGCATTCAAAACACATTGCAACAACGTGGTGAGCGTTACGGGGAGTTTAAAGATGTTGCTCAGTTGAGTAATGACTTGATGCGCTTACTTCAAGCTACTCCGAACTATAACGAGTCGCTTTCTGACTCGCAGCATTTCGCCTTGGTCATGATCACAAACAAGATGGCTCGCATCGTTAATGGTGACCCAAATTACATCGACAACTGGCACGACATTGCAGGCTACGCAACGCTTGTAGAGCAAGAGTTAATCATGACAGGACATGACAAGGAGCGCAGCCAATGAAACCAGAACAGTTTATTCGTGAGTACGGGGTGGAGAAGGCGAGAGAGGTTGTTGCTGCTTGTCCTGAATATTACCACTTCTACCATATTGTCGAAGGCGCTTACTACACATGCCCTAAAGCAAGTCGTGTAGCAGTTAAAGACCTCAAGCGTCTGGTGGAGTCTTTGGATTTGATCAAGACATATGGTGGCATCGAAGCTTGCAAACAAAGCCTTTACATGCTGCATGAGCTGACAGAAGACCCTGAACCAATTCGAGAGGCTGTGCGTGATTACGAATCAATATACGGAGGCGGGGATGAATAAATTCAAAAATGAAGTGAAAGCCACGCTAAAAGATTTTAGAGAGCTTTATACACATGACTGGTGGGAGCTTAAGGAGTCATTTCAATTTTATAAACAAGCTTTCCGTGACTTTGGATATGCGACGCAACTCTTACTGCGGGTGTTGCTCGGGGTTATCTGTTTGTTTGTAGCACCATTTCTTATTCCTGCTGCAATCGCAATAAGAGTTTTGCGTAAAGGAGTCAGCCATGAGTGAGTTTAAAGTCGGGGATTACGTAGTACATCCTAAGTTTTCAAACAAAGGGTTGTACAAAATCTATGAGATATCAGGATCAATAACAAAAGTTCAGCTTATGCCAAATGGACGGAAAAGCTACTCATTTGAATCTGACATTCGTCACGCCACCCCTGAAGAAATCGCAGCAGGCCACCGCATTGATAAACCATCGAATTCGAGGGAATTAGAAATCCTAGACAAACCAGAAAACCACATCAGCCCAATGTGTGAGGTGAAAGATGTTTGATAAGAACTTCAAAATTAAAGTGTCAGGCAACTGGTGTGAATATCAACCAAACAAACATATTGATCTGAGAGAAATCATTAGCTTTGAGTGCTGGGCGGATCAGTTAGGAAATCCTTATCGATTCCATTTAAAGAATGGCAGCTACCACTACATTGAGCGTTATGAAGTCGGTAAGCAAATTGAAAATGTTCTCAAAGAACAGCAAGCGAAAGTGGAGGAGCTGCAAAAACAATTAAATGAATACATATTTGTAGCGGAAACACTTGATGAAATGTATGTGAAAGAGGTTAAGAGCAGTGATGAGCTGCAAAAGCGGGTGGGTGCTTTAGAAAAAGCTGAATTTACCCTAGCAAGAATTAGATCAATAGTAAGCAAAAACTTGCTTGAAAGTATTTTGATTAGAGAAGTGAGACAAGCGCTCAAGGGGGAAGGAACTCCCAAGAAAATACCAGATATATACGGACGTTGTGATTTTAAACCAGAGCCGTTAAAGACTTCGGAGGATGAGGAATGAACAATGAAGAATTAGCCAAAATCGGAATGATGTTCATTCATTGGATTCAAGTTCATAGAGAATCTATCAATCGCTTTGAAGAATTTCGGGATTGTTTTGTGCACGACCCTGATGAGCCAGTGCACAGTAAAAAGGACTACAACAAAGCATGGGAAATTCAGAAGGAAGCCTCTGTATTGGGTAGTGAAGCGAAAAGACGCTATGAAACCTTGCTTGAAGAAGTTGACCTATATCTGGCGCGTGAAAGAACCGACGTTCTTGAGGCAGGTGACCAATGACCACATTCAAAGAGGCTCAAAGGAAAAGTTCTAAGCCAATGGCGCGTTCTAGCGTGCCATTGAAGCATAGACAAGGTGTTAGCAAAGGTGAAGCAATGCTTTGCCGTCAGCTTGATGTGATGAAGATCGCTTATGAGCAGGAGTTTAGATTCCATTCTGAGCGTCGTTGGAAGGCTGACTTTCGAATTGAAGGTTATCCAATCTTAGTCGAAGTGGAAGGTGGCGCATTCAGTAATGGACGTCACACACGAGGTGAAGGCTACACAGCAGACTGCGAGAAATACTCAGTTGCAGCTATTCACGGATGGACTGTGATTCGTGGCACTACAAAGCAAGTTCAAAGCGGCTTAGTGCTCAATTGGATTGAAGAAGCAATGAAACGGTTGAAGGTGGCGTGATGAGTAATGAATCAAGCAACGGTCAAGCAATAAGTATCTGTAGTCTCTCAGAAATTGAAGAAAACGAGAGTCAAAGTGGCTTGTCTATCAAACAAGAGAATCAAGAAACTTCAGGACAAGCGGATATTCAAACATTGGGATGGACAGGCGGTGAAAAGTTTTTCGTTGTTAGAGTGAATCATGAGGTTGTTATTTGGGAGGATGACATTCGTGGTGTTTGCGGTATCTATAACTGCGAGAAGTTTGCTGGCAAATATTGTGGTTGTCGCTTTGTAGAGAAGTTCGCACTGGTTAATGGGAATGATGTGTATGTAAGTGCTCCTGTTATTGATCAAGAGTATTGCATTGATGACCCATTTATAAAAATTACATTAGCAGAATTTGAAGAATTGAAAGGTTAGGGTGACGGTATGAATGCGGCAGTAAATCACATTATGCAAACAACGGACTGGACTAAATACAGTCTAGAAGAATGGCTTTATCAATTTGGGGCTTGGATGTACTCAAATTCTGGAACTTGTGGGAAGAGCATAAACCCGATTGCTGTCGCTATGGATCAGGCTGCCAAGAAGCGCAAGCAGGAGGTGAAAGGTAAAGAGCAGATCATGGCTGATTGGTTATGCTCAGATGATTTAATCATTCCTAAGGGGCGTGGGCGTATAACATGTGAAATTACAGATAATGAAGCGCGTGCAGTTCAACGTCTTATCTTGGATATGCAAGGGCAGTCAGAAATCCTTGATGAGTGGTTGGATGCTGTGATTGATCGCTATCTTTATGGCAACTCATGGTCAGACATGGTGATTAAAGTAGGGCGTGTAGATAGCCCAACCATTCTCCGTACCCAACACGATGCTCGTGAAGATGTTCGCTGTGGTTTAGCAGCTATGCATTGTAGATACCCATTCATTCGTTTTGACTTAAAGAATAGAGACAAGTAATCAGGTTGACCTTGCGCAAGTTATATGGCATATTTATGTTAGAGTGGTGCGAAGTGTAAGTAAGGTGCCACTAGGTGATGGATTCTTACAGCGTCTTTCGCCGATCGAGATTAAATATGCCCTAGAGTGAAATAGTCTGTAAGCCTCAAGGGTTCTCACCAATTTTAAAAGCTCACTTAATCGTGGGTTTTTTTTGTTGCCTATAGGAAAGTTGCCCGAATTGGTAAAGGGGATGGCCTGCTAAGCCATTGTTGCTATCAGCGACGCATGAGTTCGAACCTCATACTTTCCGCCAATTTCTAGGAGGTTCACATGCTCCAAATTATCAGGCAAGTATTCTGTTTTCATGTTTGGGAATATGAATCCTACATGTTCAATCAGAAAGAATGCAGAAAGTGTGGAAAGATTAAGTGTTTGTAGCCTCCTTTAGGATGTTCTTAATTTAGAGAAGCAAGCAAACAGTTAGGGTTATACGTACTACCAATAAGATGCAAAACCTTAGTGCATAGGTGCTGTACAGCTGAATTAGAGGGTTGACGACCTCTGGCTTGTTTCATCTAAGTTAAATTTGTAGCCCTGTCGTTTGACGGGGTTTTCTTTTTTGGGGTGAACATGATTATTTATGAAATGATTTATCACTCTGGTCCAGAAGATTACACAAGTGACTTCTATAAAGAGAATAACGAAAAGTCTAGACGTCATTTCGTTAATCAGATTTCAAAAGATATAAGGCAAACATTATCTGATTATTTGGCGGATCCAAATTTTAATAACGAATTAGACGCCTATGTAATAAATACCTTTGAAGAAGAAATTGAAGCGCTTAATCACATGAAGGTTGAGTTTATTAAGAATGGACGAGTAAACCACTCATCTTACGTGTCAATCGTGGTGGCTGAAAGATTAGTTAAGGATGTGTGAACATGGACACAATCGAAGCGAAGAAGAATTTAGAAATCTATAAACGCAATCTTAGCCGGTTAGAAAATTATAACCATTTATTCAGTAGCCATACGTTTAAGACTGAATGTCAGCGTGAAGTAAATACTCTCAGAACCAGAATAGAGAATCTAGAAAATGCGTTCGATAAAGAGGCTAAACGAAATAAGAGCGTTACCCTGCGTTAGATGCGGCTATCCTCACTCACAAGCGGCTCATTCTAATTTCAGCGAACATGGTAAAGGCAAGGGCATTAAAGCAGATGATAAATACACTATTCCGTTGTGCCATACCTGTCATCAATGGTTTGACCAGTATCGAGGGATGGGACTTGTAGAATCAAAAGAATGGTTCAGCAAGATGTTAGAAAAAACAGAGCGGATGCTTAGTCTTAAAGATGGTGATGTTTTTTGATATAGTGAATGCTCTTGATAATTAGGCATTAAAAATGAAAATAAGTGACTATGTTAAAGCTTCTGTTAATGAAAATGGTTTTGGATTCTCAGGCGTGAGTAAAAGTGATCAGTTGGACCACTATTTAAGAAGTACAGACTACGATAGAACTTCATATGAATTTAATCATGCACGAATGATTTTGATATATGATGCAAATCTAGATCAAGAAGTTAAAGAAAAGATAAATAAAGCATTTCTGAGAACATTATCTGGAAATTAAAACAGAGCCACCTTCGGGTGGTTTTTTATTGCGAGGTCAAAATGGAACCACGATTCGTCATCAAAAACCATTCTGACATCAACTATGTAATTGACTATCTCAATACTAACCACGCAAAGGCAGCGAACGAAGGGAAGCCGTTAGTAGTTCTAATCGCACCACAAGAGAAAGACAGATCTAAAGCCCAAAACCGTCTGTACTGGATGTGGCTTAATCAATGGGCTAAGAAGCAGGGAACGGATAAAGACTACGAACATCTTTTCTTTAAGAAGCACTTCCTAGCAAAGATCTATGATCGTGATGACGTAGGTCAATACAAGAAAACATTCAAGGCTGTTAGAGAGCTTAAGGATTCTAAGCATCCTCTCTACCAAGATGTGGCAAACGGACTATGTGAGCTAATGAGCACGACTGACGCAAGTACAGCTCAATTCACAGAATACCTAAACGACATTCACGCATGGTGCAACAAACAAGGGTGTTATTTGGAAACACCTGATGATCTTAAATTCGCATTGGAGAAATAAAATGACTGACTCGGTTTTAGAGTGCGGAATTATCCCAAAGGGCACACAGATTAGTATTAATGGCATTCCATTTGTCCTTCAAGAAGATGTTAAAGGCAATGCTTCACAAGAATATATTGATAAAACAATCCAAGACCAAAATGATTTCTTTAATGGAATTGGTGTTGTAAGTGTTAAATGTGAGTAGGTGTTAAATGGAAGAACAAATCAAAGGCGCAGAACCTTTAGAGAACGAGCGTCATGAAAAGTTCTGCCAAGAATATATTGCAAATCCCAAATTACGAATTTCTGAGGCTGGCTTAGCTGCCGGATACGAGAAACGTCAAAATGCTTGGGATGTATTTAAGCGTCAAGATGTTCAAGATCGGATTGCGTATCTAAATCTAGAACGAATGGCTGACTTGCGTGTTGATCAGTACATGGTAATTAAAAACCTTCGAGACATTGCTGAGCAAGCTATGGCAGAGCGTGAGTTTTCCGCTGCTAACAAAGCCAATGAGCTGCTTGGTAAGCATATGAATATGTTTAATGAAAAGGTTGAGTTAAAGCACAGCGGCTCAGTTGATATGAATTTAAAGGTGGTATTCGAAGATGATGGAGAAACGAGTACCTAGTAAATTCAAGCCGCTTTACAAGCACCTTTCTACTAACAAATTATTTTATGTGTTTCATGGTGGTCGTGGTGGTGGTAAATCATGGGAAATAGCAGATTTCTTATTAATTGAAGGCGCCCAAAGAAAGCACCGTATTTTATGTTGTCGTGAAATTCAGAAATCAATTAAGCAATCAGTACACAAGCTTTTATCAGATCGAATTGTTTCACTTGGCTTAGAAGGCTTTTACCAGATTCTTGACACTGAAATACGGGGTCAAAATGGGACTGAGTTTTCTTTCTCTGGCCTGCAAAACCATACAGTTGATTCTGTTAAGTCTTTTGAAGGTGCAACAATCACTTGGATTGAAGAAGCACAGACCGTTAGTGCTTACTCTCTGAAAATCCTTATTCCTACAGTTGTTCGTACTCCGAATTGTATGATCATCATGTCGATGAACCCTAAGCTGCCAAGTGATGCAGTTTATGCTGATTACGTTACAGTTGAGCGTGATGACACGGTGGTTGTTCAGATCAATTACACAGACAACAAGCACTGTCCAGAAGACTTAATCAAGCTTGCAGAGCAGATGCGTGACACTGACTACGATGAATATGAGCATATTTATTTAGGCAAGCCTAAAGAAATCGCAGACGGTGCAATCTATAAGTCTGAGTTTGAACAGATCAAGCGTGAAAACCGTATATGCAAGGTTCCTCATGACCCGAATTTGCCTGTTTATACGTCTTGGGATTTAGGGATCCTTGATCCTACTGCTATTTGGTTCTTCCAAGTCTACGGCAAAGAGATTCGAGTCATTGATCACTATGAGGCGAATAACGAGCCTTTATCACACTATGCACGCATCCTTGACGAGAAAGCAGAAAAGCATGGCTATAAGTATGCGAAACACTTTGCTCCACATGATATTGCCGCACGTGATCTTTCAAGCGGTGTGAGTCGTGAAGAAACAATGGCTAAGCTTGGGTACAAGATGACTAAGGGTGCAAGACTTGGCGTTGAAGACCGAATTGAAGCAACACGTCAGATGCTTAAAAACGCATGGTTTGACGCTGAGAAATGTAAATTCGGTATCAGAGCACTGCAAAACTACAGACGCGAGTTTAACGACAAACTAGAGCAATTTAAGGCTACTCCTGTGCATGATTGGGCATCGCACAGCTCAGATGCATTTGGGGAAGGCGCATTAAACATTAATAAGATGTGCGAGCCGACTAAAACTGCACCACCTCCACCTAAAGCCGCTTCATCTTGGATGGGATAAAATGGATAAAGACGAAAAAGACATTCTCGCTCAAGCAAAGAAGTTTCGCGACGATGCTCAAGACTATTGGAACGATATTTACTGCCAAGGTCGAGAAGATAAAGAGTTTGTGACAGTTAAAGGCGCCCAGTGGGACAGTGAAGCTATCAAGAAGCGCCAAGCCGAAGGTAAGCCAACACTAGAGTTTAACCTTGTGCATACTTACTGCCGTCAGCAAGTAAACACTCACAAGCAAAACCGACCTCAAATTCAAGTTGTGCCAGTTGACAGCGGTGCCGATGAAGAAATGGCGAAGGTTCTTGCTGGTCTCATTAAAGACACGGAAGAAGCAAGCAACTTTGAGGATGTAAACGACATAGCGGTTGAAAATGCTGTTTATAGTGCTGTTGGGTTTATCCGCATCACTGCTGATTACATCCACGAAAAGAGCTTCAATCAGGAGCCAAAGTTCAAAGCTGTGCATAACCCAGAAGCAGTCCTAATTGATCCGCTATCGCGGGAAATGGATGGCTCAGACATGAGCAAAGCGCTTGTGTGTGAATGGGTATGTAAAGACACCATCGAAAAGCAGTACGGCCAAGATGCTGTATCTGACTTTGAAATGGATGGCATTGAGAACTGGTTCAATGAAACTGAAAATACTGTCCTTATTGCTGAGTACTTCTATAAAGACGAAGTTAAGGACAAGCTAATTATGCTTGAAGATGGTACGACTGATTTTAAATCGGTCTTGCTACAAAGCTTCAATGAAGAAGATCTTAAAGCATTCACAGTTAATGAGCGCGATACAACACGTACTGAAATCAAATGGGCTAAGTTATCAGGCTGCAAAGTTCTTGAAACTGGTGTTTTTCCCGGCAAGTACATTCCGATTGTACCTGTCTATGGTGAGGTAATCTGGATTGGTGACAAACGACACATTTTCTCACTTGTACATTTTGCTAAAGATCCACAACGCCTGTTTAACTATTGGAAATCAACTGAAGCGAATATTCTTCAGAAAAACCAAGATGAATTGACTGTGGTTGATGGAAAGGCAACTCAAGGCTATCCAGAATGGGATGATCCATCTAAATATAAGCATCTTCGCTACGACTACCTTGATGAAAATGGCAAACCACGTCCTGCACCAATCAAAATTGGCTCAGCGCAAGTACCTGGTGGCATTTTAAACGCTTCTGAATCTGCAAAGACTTTGATTGCTGATACGTTGAATATGCATGCTCCGCAAATGGGGCAAGATGTTAATCAACAATCAGGTAAAGCAATTGGGTTATTGCAACGCCAGGGTGAAACGTCTCAGTTCCACTTCCAAGACAATGACAATAAGTCAATTCGTCATTGTGGGCGCATTTTGTTGGGGTTATTTCCTGTTTACTACGACACTCCTATGGTGCGTCGCATTATTGGGGCAGATGGGGAGTCAGAAATGGCTAGGCTTAATGCTAAACCCCAGAATGAAGATGAAATGGCTAAGGCAATTGATGGCGTCTTAAATGATATGTCAGTTGGTCGTTATGACGTCCGCATGGATACAGGGCCTTCATTTAATACCCAACGTGAGCAGTCGTTCCAATTAATGATGCAATTAGCTCAGTTTGCGCCAAATATCATGCAAGCCGCTGGCGACTTAATCATTAAAGATTCACCTCTCTTGAATTCTAAAGAGATTGCAGAGCGCGTGAAAAAGTTAATGCCGCCACAAGTGCTTGAAGATGGACAAATCAATCCTGAACAAGCTAAAGCACAAATCACACAGCTTGATCAACTTGTACAGCAGCTTACTGGTGAGCTTGAAGCTCTACAGAAAGAAGTGCAAGACAAGGTTGAAGATCGTAACCTTGAGTTACTGAAAGCTCGCATTAATGCCGAGAAAGATTTGCAAGTAGCACAAATTAATGCTGCTAGCCGTGCAGATGTTGAAGAACTGAAAGGAACAGTTGCTCTTCTTAAAGAGCATATTGGGCTAAATCAAGTTCCACAGCAATGGCTTACACAAGGTGAATCATTACCTGACTACCAGGCAGATTTGCCAAAACAAGATTATCCGCTGCAAGGTGCGCCTGAACCACCACCTGAGCAAGCGCCTAGCATTCAGAACCCTGCCGAACAGCAGGGTTTTTTAATGCCTGATGAAACGGTTCAACAAGAAGACTTCGCTCCTAGTCCTGATCAGACTGGGGAAGGCGCACAACTGATCGAAGGTAATTTATTGCCAAACTTGGAGCAACAAAATGGATCCGAATTCTGATACTCAAGACGTCGTTGAAACCACTGCAACGGAAAATACAAGTGTAGAAAGTCAAGAGACAAATTCTCCAGAAACAGAAAATCAGGAACCTGAGACAGGTGAGCAACAACAAAATGGCGAGCCTAAAACAGAACCTGAAAAGCCAAAGAAAAGCCGTGCACAAGAGCGTGTCGAGCAAGCCTTACAACGTGCTTTCGAAGCTGAGCGAAAACTCAAAGAGTATGAAGCTCAGAAGAAAGCACCACAGGGTGATACTAAGCCAGTTAAACCACGAATCGAAGACTTTGAAACATATGAAGAGTACTTGAAAGAGCACGACGCATATGAAGAAAAGCTAGATGAATGGCGAATTAGTGAGGCTGAGCGTCGCATTCAAGAAAAGCAGAGCAAAGCATCAAAAGAAACAGAGCAAGTTCAGCGTGAAGCTGAATATGAGGCTGTTATTGCTGAGTTGGCTGATGAAGGTATTGATATTGATCATTACGCCAAGAAAGCTGAGCAATTGCCTGCTTTGCCTATCCAGCTTGTAGAGCTTGGTTTATCGACCAAAGAGACTCTATTGCTGGCAAAAGACCTGCTTGATGACGAAGCCACATATTTAGAACTGTCTCGGATGTCTCCAGCACAGGCAATTTTAAAAATTGGCCAATACATCGGCACTAAGTCGACAAAAAGCGCTCCTCCTGTTTCAAAAGCTCCACCACCAATAAAACCTGTCCAAGCAAATGCATCAGTTAAGCGTGATGCTGAAAAGATGTCAGATAACGAATTCCTTAAATCACGGGGTCTATAACCTATGTCAAATAATATTTTAACGCATGCAAAAATTGCCAAAGAAGCTGCTGCAATGCTTTTGGAAAAGTCGATTTTTATTCGCTCAATTAGCCGTAGTCGTGAAAAAGAGTTTGCTAAAGAACTCGATGGCTACAAAATTGGCAACTCTGTAAAAATTAAAATCCCACCTGTACCAGTTGTTACTGATGGTAATGTCTTAAATCCTGATCACCAAAGTATTAATGCGCAGGAAGAAGAAGTAGTTCTCACTGTGGATACCCATAAACATGTGGGCTTAAAGTTCGGTGTATATGAACGTGAGCTTGATATTGCTGACTATAAAGAACGTTTTTTAAAGCCTGCGGTAAACTCTTTAGCATCGGTGGTGGATGCGGATATTTTGAAGCGAGCTATTAACACAGTTAATAACTTTACACTGCAAACAAATTCGGAGCCTCACCCTTTGGCTGCATTTGGCCGTGTGCGTGGGATGATGAACCGAGCTTTATCGCCAGACACAGATCGCAAAGCCTTACTGTCAAGTGATTTCACAAATACGCTTGTAGACAACAGCGGTACATTGTTCAACCCAAATGCTGAAATTGCTAAACAATATAAAGAAGGTTATGTAGGCCGTGCGCGTGGTTTCGACTTCTTTGAATCAGAGCACATTTGGACATTAACCAACGGTAGCAAAGTTACAGGTGTAACAGTTAATGGTGCTGGCCAATCGGGCGGCCTCTTGGCAATTGGCGGTCTTACTGCTGGGGACACTATTAAAGCAGGTCAAGTATTTACAATTGCTGGGGTAAATATGATTCACCCGCTTACTCGTCAAACCTATGGTAAGCCAATGCAGTTTGTTGTTCTTGAAGACTTCACTGCGGCTGGTGCTACTGGGGCGATCAAAATTTACCCTGAAATTAAACCAAACATGATTGGTTCAGTCTTAGCTGCAAACGCCAACGTAACTGATCGTCCAGATAATTCAGCAGCTTTAACATTCGTTGGTGCTGCTGGTGCAGTTGTAGATCAAGCTTTATGTTTTGATCCACATGCATTTGCTGCTGCATTTGTGCCAATTGGTGTGATTCCAAATGCTGAAGGTTATATGTTTAAAGCAGATAACTTTGCTTTAACGATCCAAACAGGTGGCAACATTACTAACTTAGATACTGATACACGTCTTGATGTGTTGTATGGGTTTAAAACAGTTCGTGGCAACCATGCTGGTCGTGTAGGTATTGTTCAGTAATAAATAGGGGCTTCGGCCCCTTTCTCATTTGGAGAAAGATATGGATTACCCAAAAATGCTCTACAAGGGCGATTTAAATAAATTTGAATTCAACACAGCAGTTTCAGAAGAGCATGAAGAAGAATTAAAAGCAGATGGCTGGGTTGAGCATCATGAACTAGAAGAGCCAGTAAACATTGAAGGCGCTAATGATTCGGAAGACGGCATTCAAGAAATTGATTTGGATGCGTATGTTTCTGTTGAGCGGTTTGATGCATTAGCTGAAAAGTTAACTGAAGCAGAAAACAAGTTGGGTGAAAAAACTATTGAGCTTGAAAGAGCGCAAGAGCAACTTGCTACTTCTGCAGAACAACATGCAACTGTTGTAAGCAATCTTGAGGGCGAAGTTAATCGCTTGAAGGAAGAGTTGAAAGCAGCACCAGCAGAGGCAGGTGTTCCACAAGAAGTTTATGACGCAGTATATCAGGAGCGTGAGCAACTCCTTAAAGAAAATGCACAATATAAATATTCTGCAATGGGGGCCAACGACTTAAGAGCCATCTTAGATGAGAAAGGCATTAAGTATGGTTCTCGTGATGAAAAGCCAGCGCTTGTAAAGCTTGTGCTAGAAAATCAATAACCATCTTAAGGAGCAGTCATGATCGTCAGTAAGATTGTAGAGTCTGCTATGAAGAAGCTAGGAATCTTGGCTTCTGGTGAACGTGCTAGTGGCGATGAACTGGCTGATGGCATTGAATGCTTGCAAGATCTCTTGGACCAATGGGCTTTAGATAAGCTTTATATATACAAAGCAAATACTCTAATCATTCCGCTTAATGGAGCAGGCGAGTACCGTATTGGCAATAAAGCAGACATTCAAGACTGTTGTGAATACGAGATTTTAAATTGCCCAGTATGCACACCAGATGAACCTGCAGAAGATCCTTGCGAATGTATTTGTGGGTGTACTACTGAGACACCAAAACCAATCATGATTGCTGACATTTCTATGGTGTCTGATGATGCTTGGCTTGATGGCTGCAAAATTCAGCTCGCACGTAATACAAACCGAACTCCACCAGTTTATGCCCCTGTTGAGTACTGGCAAGAACCTGATGCATGGGTGTTTAAAGTTGAAGAAGGAAACTTCAAGCAGCTTAAATTGAAGGTTTATACGCTTCCTAAGAACCTCAAACCTAAAGATGAAATCCCTCTACCACCGCAATACAAACGCCCATTAAAACTGACATTGGCAATTGAGATAGCTTCAATGTTTGGTACAGAGCCGCCATTAAGTGTGGTCCAAAACCAAAGCAATGCAATAGAAATGCTTAAATCAAGCAATTCAGTTCCAGCATATGCCAATAATGATATTCCTGTAGGAGTTGGATGCCATGGTGAGCACCGTTATTGATATTCCTATAGTTGGGCAATCATACCACCTTGAAAACTGGTCAGTGGATTGTCAGCGCACACTTAATCTTTTCCCACAAGTAGTTGAAAGTGGGAACGCGCCACAAGTTGCCGCTTTACTTCCTACTGCTGGGCTAGTTAAGAAATTTGAGTTTGACAGTTATATTCGTGGTATGTACGCCATGAGTGACCGCTTTTTTGTAGTTGCCGGGCAAAAGCTTTTATCAATTAAAGCGGACAATACTGTTAAAGAGTTAGGCGAAGTCAGTGGAATTGGAAGAGTATATTTTGCTGATAATTCTGTTCAGTTGATGATTGTAAGTAATAATTCTTATAGTTTGGATCTTAAGAGTAATACTTTAAAGAAACTTGAACTTGGAGAATTCTTTGGCGCATCAGATGTGACTTCACTTGATTCTCGCTTTATTTGGACTGTACCGCAATCTGGACGGTTTCAGTGGTCTAACCTGTTATCTACTGACACTAGCGCACTTAATTACGCAACTGCTGAGGCCAAATCTGACAACCTTGTACGATGCATTGAAAACAACGATCAGCTTTGGCTTATTGGTGAAAAGACTACAGAAATCTGGAGCTCTACTGGCTCTAGTGATGCACCTTTTCAGCGTATGGGTGGAGCAGTTATTCCCACTGGCTGTGTTGCGCCTGCTTCAGTTTGCCGTTTTGGAGGGAGCTTGGCTTGGGTTTCTCGAACAGAACATGGTCAAGGTGTAATTGTAATTACGGAAGGTTTTACAACTTCTCGAATTTCCAATCATGCAATCGAAGCCGATATCTCAAGTTATAAGAGTATTGAGGATGCCTACAGTATTTCTTATCAAGAAAATGGGCACTCATTCCTTCTAATAACCTTCCCAAGTGCTAAGAAAACATGGTGCTACGATGGCACAACCAAAATGTGGCATGAACGTAGTTACTTTAATCCTAAAACCTACTTACATGAGCAGCATCGCGCCTTTGTTCACTGTTTCTTTAATGGCAAGCAACTGGTTGGCGACCGTCAAAACGGGAAAATATACGAGCTTACTCTAAATAGTAGAACTGATGATGGCGACACTATTGTAAGAGAGCGTATTACTCCGGTAATCAATCCTCAAACACAACGACTGATTTTCCACGAATTAGAAATTGTGGCTCAAATGGGGCAGGAGGTCGATGCAAAACCCATGCTAATGCTCGACTGGTCAAATGATAAAGGCCGTACTTGGTCTTATACACGACAAGAAGACTTAGGTGGTATTGGCGAGTATGAAAAAAGATTGATCTTTAGGCGTCTAGGGCAGTCCTTTAGCCGTGTATTTCGCTTCCGTATGACAGATGCATCAAAGCTTGTAATCACAGGCGCAAAAGTGAGGGTGAGTCAATGAATTTAATTCCTCCATACCAACATCCACTTTTAGATAGTAATGGACGCCTAACCCAACCGTGGCGAAGCTTTTTAGACAACCTTGTAAAGGCAGTTAATAAACTGAACGAGGCACCATGATTACTGTAAGGCGGGAAAGGTGGATTGATTGCATAGATCAGATCATGCCACTTTGCCAAATGGTACATGATCTTGTTGAAAAAGAACTATATGGCCTGCCACTCGACTTTGATAGCGAGCTATACCAGCAGTCCGAAGACCTTGACCAGTTCCATTGCTTAGTAATGCGCAAAAACGGTCATCCAATTGGTTTTCATTGGATGGTTATGTATGACCTTGCTAGATTTAAAGGTAAAAAACAAGCAGGAACTGACGCAATCTTTGTGCATCCTGAGCATCGCCAACATTCAATGAAGTTGATTCAGTTTAGTGAGCAATATGCAAAAAAACACGGCTGCATGACTTGGGCAATTGCTACCTTAGATCCAGAGTACAGGGGCAAGTTATGGGAAAGAAAAGGGTTCAAGAAATCTGAAACAATTTTTATAAAGGTGATGACATGAGTAATGTAATCGGTGCAATCACTGGATCAAACAAACAGGCTAAAGCGCAGAAAGAAGCAGCCGGTCAAATGGTTGATGCCTCTAACCGCGCAACTGACGTACAAAAACAAATGTTCGATCAAATGCGACAAGATCAGCAGCCATATATGAATGCTGGTACAGATGCACTCAAAAGCCTTATGGGCGGAATGGGTGAAAACGGCCAGTTTATGCAGACCTATAATGGTCAGGATATTTATAACGACCCAAGTTATCAATTCCGCTTAAATCAAGGTCTTGATGCAGTCCAATCTGGTGCAGCAGCGGCAGGTGGTTTATTGAGTGGTGCAACGCAAAAAGCGCTTGCCAACTATGGGCAGAACTTTGCAAGCCAGGAATACCAAAATGCCTATAACCGCTTTAATGCGGATCAAACCAATAAATATAACCGGCTTTCTAATATTGTTGGGCTGGGGCAGAACGCTGCCGCAGGTGTTGGTAATGCTGGTATGCAGACAGGGCAAGCAATTGCAAATAACACCATGGCTGGTGCAAATGCTCAGGCAGCAGGAACAATCGCAGCAGGCAATCAGCGTGCGAATGATTTCCAAACTATGTTAGGCCTAGCCAATACTGCAGCGAAGTTTTATACCGGTGGAATGATTTAAGGAGTTTAAAATGCTTGATCCAAGTATCATTACTCGCGGAGCAGAACGTGCTCAATTGCAGCAACAGCAAACTAATGAAATGCTCGGCAATCTTGGTGGTGCATTGGGCCAAATGGTTCTAGGTCGTCGAATTAATCAAATGCGACAACTTGGAACACCCGATGAACAAAAAGCCTTTGCTAACAATTCTATTTTCGCTCCACAGTTAAATCAGGTTCTTAAGAGTGATCAAGTAACAGCACAAAAAAATGCTATTGATTTACTTAAGGCCCAAGCGGAAATAGGCAAAACAAACAGTGAGGCTACCAAGAATAATGCCCAAGCAGGCGGTTTTACGTTAGATAATTCTCAGAAGAAGTTTGGTGCTATACAAGGAGTTTTTCAACAGGCTGCTATGACTGGTGATAAAGGTCAAGTTTTACTTGGGTTGGATGCTTTGCAGCGAACTGGATGGATTACGCCTGACGATTACTCTCATCAGTTTTCACTTCTTCAAGCTATGACACCAGACGAAGTAAAGAACTATGCCAGAGGTATAGCCTTTACAGATAAAAATACAGCACCACTTTTATACCAGTCTGCGAATAATGCGGCTGACAACGCTACATCTGTTGCTAACAATATCCGCACAACTGATGCATCCCGTTATGCGACTGACACTGCAGCAGCAACAGCAGATAAAAACCGAGCTCAGGATGCTCAACAGTTTAGCCGAAAACAGCAACTTGATGAATGGTTAGCGAAGAACAAGCCTATTGGAACAGAGATGGGGAACGATGGTTATATGTATGCCATTTATCCGGGAGGTAAAGGAGTAAGAATCTCAGATGAGAGAGGATCGCCTATCCAAGTTCAACCAAAAGGGTCCAATAGTACGGTTACTTCGCAGAATGAAGAAAAGCAACGTATTAGTAGAGTTAATGCCGTGCTCGATGAGATTCAAGGAATCTTGCCGCAAGCTACAGCAAGCTATGCAGGTCGAGGTATCGATCTGTTAGCACGTGGAGTTGGCTTAGCAACTCCGGGTGATGTGGCAACTGGTAAGCTTGGAACATTAGGCGGTCAATTAGTGGCACTTATGCCGAAAATGTCAGGGCCGCAATCCGACAAGGATGTTGCAATGTATAAGCAAATGGCTGGCCAGTTAGATGATCCAACCATTCCATTGCAGGTTCGACAGGCGGCATTAGAGACTATTCGTAGCTTGAACAATAAGTATGCTGAAATGAACTCGCAAAGGCCTTCTACTGTGCCTTATCGAAATAATGCGCCAGCTAATACACAACCTCAAAGCCAAGCAAAATTGAACAATATTCTGTTTGGTAAATAAGTGTGATATAAATTCCCTCATCAAGGTGGGGGATTATTATGAAAAAGTTAATATTATTATTAGGCTTCAGTGTTTCTAATTTATGTTTCGCAGCAGATTGGGTATATGTTGCAGCTGGTGGAGGCCAAAATTTCTTTATTGATAAAAGTTTTTATAAATATGATGCAACCAACAAAACTGTAGATGTATGGAGTAAAGCAACCCAGAAAAAGCTAAATGGTGATCTATACTATACTGAATCCAAAACACTAATTAGATATTTGTGTCCTAGCAAAGCTTCGAAGAATTTAGCAACTATTAGTTATAGTGAAAGTGGGAGTGTAATAAAGTCATCGACAAAGCCTGCTTCTGACTTCTCGATAATATTCCCTGATACAATTGATGAAGCAATATGGGAAGTAGCATGCTCAACAAGAGGGAAGGGTTTTAAGTTATATAAACCTGAAACAGTTGATTTAAAATCAGTTGGAATAAATCAATAAAATCTATTTCTAAAAAGCCCTCTTCGGAGGGTTTTTTATTGCCTGAGGAAAAGTTATGGCATCAGCTCAAAAATATATGCAATTGCTTAATAATCCAAATGCTCGCCGAATGCTTGATTTAATCGCAAGTGCAGAAGGCGTTAAGCACGGCTATAACACTTTGTTCGGTAATCAGCGATTTGATGATTTATCAGGACATCCAAACATTCGTAAGGCATTTACCCAAACAGATGGCAAGAAGAATTACACGACAGCAGCAGGACGTTATCAATTTCTAAATGACACATGGAATGGGTTATCTCGACAGTATGGTCTTAGAGATTTCTCGCCACAGTCTCAAGATATTGGAGCGATTGCCCTGCTTGATCAGATTGGCGCGCTACCATACGTTTTAAAGGGAGATTTCGGCACTGCTATTAAAAAATCTGGTGGAACTTGGGCGTCACTACCGTCATCAAACTATGCCCAAAACAAGCGTTCTTGGGACTTTATCAACAAGCAATTAGGTAACAAGGTAAGTACTTTTGAACCTGAGTTTGTTGATTTAAAGAAAGTTGGGATTTCTTCTAATTTCCAACCAAAAATGGTTGATCTTGCAAGCGTTGGAATTGGGGCTAAATCCGATTTTCAGCCAGAATTTGTGGACTTAAAGTCAGTTGGAATAGGTGTTTAAAATGGCTAGTCAAAATGATATTTCAGCCCGTATTGCAACTGCAAAAAAAGAAGGCTTCACAGATGAACAGATCTACTCAAGCCTAGCTTCAAATGCTGGCTTTGGTAAGCGCATCTCAATGGCAAAAAAGGAAGGCTATTCTGATAGCGATATAGCTAAAACACTTGGGCTCAATCTTCAGAAAGATCTTGGTGTTCAACAACCAATTAAAGTATCAGCAACTCGACAGCCTTTTGATTGGCAAGCAGCACAGCAGAAGTCTATGCAAGAACAAGCTAAAGCAGCGGGGCCTACAAGGTTATGGGAGTCTGCATTGCTTGGTGCCTCTGATCTTGGAGCTGGTGTAGTACAAGGTTTTGCTTATGCAGGTGATAAGCTAGGTCAAGGATTAAACGCTGCATTAGGCACAAGCTTTGATACTGGCGCATATGATCGCTTTACTAATCAACGGAAGGATATTCAAGACTTTCATCAAGCACGTCGACAACAAGCGGGTCAAGGCTATGATGTAGCACGTCTAGGTGGGCAAATAGCTGCTACTGCCCCATTAGGTGCTTTAGGTCGAGGTTATGAGGGAGCCGCGATTCTTTCAAAAGCTGGCGCAGGTGTTGCAGCACAAAATGCAGCAGTTGGCGCAGCGATTGGCGGTGCAGGATTTGCTGAGAATGGCAAGCAGCGTTTAGAAAATGCAGCACTAGGTGGTATTGGTGGCGCAGCTGGTGCCGCAATTGGTGAAAAGGTTGGGCAGGGTGTTTCTAAGGTTGCAAGATCACTAAAAAACACAGGTTCACGAGCTGCTCAACAAACAGCACAAGCCATTGATAAGAATCTTGATGATGCTTTGAGACAACAAGGTATGTCTCTTGGTGATTTATCTGATGATGTCGCTAATGGTTTACGTAAAGAAGCACGTGATGCCTTAAAAGCAGGAAAGAACCTTAATCCCGAAGCAGTTGCTCGAAAGGCTGTTTTGGATCGTTTAGGTTTGAAGGGAACTAAGGCTCAAGTTACAGGTAATGCAATCGATTGGCAAAAGCAAGCTGAACTTGCAAAACTTTCAGGTGCAGGTGATCAGCTAAGAGGTAAGTTAATTGATGACAATGTGCAACTCCAAAACCTTTTAAATCAGGCTGCTGAGCGTACAGGTGGTAATGCAACAGATCAATTTGGAGCAATGCAAGGCGCTATTAGCTCTTTGAATTCACAACTTGATCAGAACAAGCAATTCATTGGTGCTGCATATGATGCTGCAAAAAAAGCAGCTGGTAATGATGTAGTTATTGATGGCCGCGGATTCGCAAACGATGCTTTCACTGCTCTGGATCAAAATTATGCGCTCTCAAGCTTGCCACCAAGTGTTCAAAAGATCATAAAAGATGTGGCAGACAATCCAGATAAGTTCACTTTAGGAAAATCGGAAGAACTTATCAAAATCCTCAACCGTGAATACAAATCATCATTGCAAATGGGTCAGCCAACAAGTTCGACATACTCAATTGGTTTGGTTCGTGATGCATTGAATAAGCGCCAAGCTGAAGCAATGCAGGGGTTGTTGACTAGTGGCAATGATGCTGCTCAAGCATATCAATTTGCACGACAGGCTAATCAATTCAATGCAAATCAGATTGAAGGTATGCCCTTGTTACAAGATGTGAGAAAGGGTGTTGAGCCAGACAAGCTGTTCAATAAACATATCTTAAATGGAAATGTTAATGAGCTTGATAGAACCATTGAGCTACTCAACAATGTTAATCCTCAAGCTGTTAATGATATTAAACAGCAAGTTGTTCAATTCATTTCGAATAAAGCAATCAACCAGAATGGTCAATTTAGCCCAGCAGGAATGAAGCGTGCTTTAGATGCTATCGGTGATCGACGACTTGCTACCATGTTCTCACCTGACGAACTTAAAAACCTTAAAGACATCGGGAAAGCTGGGCAGTACTTAGTTACTCAGCCACCTCATTCTTATGTGAACAACTCAAATACATCAGCAGCTTTAATGAATTATTTGGGGGGAATCATTAACAGACCGGGTGTTCGCGTTCTTTTAGCTCCTGTTAAAGACATTGCCGACAATCGTGCTGTAAACAATGCTCTACGCCCTGATGTATCTGGTTCACCTATAGCGCCAATTCCACCGACTGCACAAGAACAGTCTCTTATAGATCGTCTCGTTCAAGCTGGGTTGCTTGGTGGTGCAGGGTCAACAAGACAGTAAAACCAAACAAAACACACAACCGCCTTCGGGCGGTTTTTTATTTGAGGTCAATATGTATCCATTAATGACCAATGTCACAGCTCAATTTGTTGATGACAACGGGAAACCTTTGACAGGTGGGCAGGTGTGGACCTACGAATCAGGAACAACAACGCCCAAAGCGACTTATGTTGATCCTGATGGGGGAGCCAAGAACACCAACCCAATTATTCTGGATGAAGCAGGGCGTGCCAATATCTATTTAGATGATGGGGCGTATCGGGTAAGGGTTTTATCGGCGGATGGAGTTCTTATTGCTGATACAAACAAACTTTCCCGATATGTAACAAGCACTGAACTAGATGAATTTATTCAACAAGTACAAGACGGCTTGGATGAATTAAATCAAGTCAAAGAGTCGCTGAATACCATTGTTGAGCAAGGCATTGAAGCTCAAAAAGGTGTCGCTGGTGGCTTAGCGCCATTGGATGAAAATGACAAGATAGATCCACTTTATCTTAAAACAAGTGACGCTCTAGATGTCGATGATTCAAAGACATTAGCGACTTCAAAGGCTGTAAAAACCCTGCAAGACAAGAAGCTCGAGAAGAAAGATTTAGCTTCTGGTGATGCGCCTATATTTGCGGTTCGTGGTTATGGTTCTTTCACGGGCGACGGGGAGAAAATTGGAACAGGTGGCAACTTTAAATCGGCCACAAGAATAAGCATGGGACTCTTTGAGGTTGAGCTAGAAACACCAATGCCTGATGCAAATTATTGTGTACTCCCGACATGTACAAGACAAGGTGGTGGTGATGCACAAGCAGCCAACCCAGATGGTGGATTTGCACAGACAACCACCAAATTCAGGATTATATGTGCCTATGGTGGGGATAACACGCAAGGGTACTTCAATCCATCCCGAATAAATTTCATTGTAATTTAATGCACCCAGTTGGGTGCTTTTTTATGGATAAATAAAAATGGCAAGACTCGCACCAGTGATGCAACTAAAAGCACATTTTGAAGATAAGTGTGGACACCCATTGGTGGGTGGAAATGTGTTTGCATATGAATCAGGAACTACCACACCTAAGGCCACTTTTGCAGATGCAGAAGGAACAACACCAAATACGCATCCAATAATTCTTGATGAACGGGGCGAAGCACCAATTTATCTTTTATCTGGGCGTTATAGATTTATTGTTAAATCAAGATATGGTGTAACGATTTATGATGTTAATGATATTGGTGATTGGTTAGGGGTAGTAACTACTGAATTAGTAGTTGATGGCAATAAGACACAGAAAGAGATTAATGCAGAGCAAAACGAAAGGAAAAGTGTAAATCTCTGGTCATCGGGTATAGTTGATGCGTTATCAAAATACAACAACATTGATTTCGATAACAATGAAACATTAACTACACCGGTGCATTTATCAACAAATAAATCAGTCACATCTAATAGCCATGTGATCAATCAGACAACACCAACAACTATTGTCTTAGAATCTGATTTTGCGGCATCAGACATAATGATCGATGGCTTGCATATCGTCCAGGATAAATCAGGGCCGATTAGCGGTGGCACAAACAACAACCATGCAGTAGTAAAAATCAAGGGTGGCACAAGAAACACAATTAAGAATATCGTGAGCGACGGTCAGCTTGGCCTTAGTTTCGGGATGGGGGAAATTGGTGCGTCAGACAGACGAAGCAGGTTCAATGTCGCGTATAATATTGCATTCTTGAACACTCACATGGGTGTGGAGCATATTGGAGCCTCTTATAACCACACACGCGATATTGTGGTAGCCCCGACGGCTTTCAAGGGGATTTTTCACGGTCTACGTATCACGGGGTATGACGAGATAGAAAACCCCGCTGAAACTGCACATGCGCCAGCTCATGCTAATAGTGGTTCTGACTATTACATCAGCAATATGACGAACGGTATTTCTGTACAGAATAGCGCGAAATATAATAGCTACGATCGTATTTTTATTACCGAATGTGATAGAGCAGTTCAGTTTGTACAAGGTACTGTTGTTGGAAACAATCCGACAATGAATCACTTTAATGTGATAGGTGAAAAAGTTGGGCAAGCGATTGTGAATCAAGGCGGCAATCATAATGACTTTGAAATTCTGATTGACGGTGGCGCATTTACCGATCAAGGGATTCAAGAGCTTACTGGATACAGTGGTAAGGGTTTTAACCGCTACAGAGGTATCATTAAGAATAGCGCTAAAACTGCCGCACAATTTCGTTACTCACACAACTTGTATAATCTTCAAGTAAGTTCTGCGGTCGGGAACGGAGTTAATATTAACGGTACTTATGGCAATGGCCCAATAACTGTAAACGGTGCGACAGGTACGGGTGTTTCACTTGCTGGGAATTACAATAACTTGCAAGTTGTTGCTACTGAGTGTCTTACAGCATTAGCAGTTTCAGGCACTGGCAACACTGTAAATATTCAAACTGATGGTAATGTGCAAATTAGTGGGTCAGACAATACGATTATTGGTCGTATCGGCGGGAATTTAACAGTTACAGGGAATAACAATAAGTTCATCGGAGAAGTTGTCGGAACTGTTACACGCACAGGAACAACGGGTAATGATTTTACAGGACTTAAGGGGTGGTCTGGTGAAATCGTGCTACCAGAACTAACAACAGATACAGCAGGGCGCGTCACAGTTACTGTTCCTAAGCATGCAAGTGCCCAGATTCGAACTGCATATGCAACAATCCCATTAAATACAAGTGAATATGAGTTAAAAGTAATTAGCATTTCTGGGGGAAATGTAATTTTTGAATTGCAAGATGGAGCTGGAAATGGAGTAGCAACAACTGCTGTGACTTTTAACTATTCGTATTTTTGTTCATAAAAAAGGGACTTTAAGTCCCTTTTTTAAGTGGCCCAAAAAAACCATAGCATTAATGTATATGCAAGATATCCAAACATTACTAAAGTTTTTTCTCTAGACTTAAGCTGTAAAAGAGCAATGATAATGATTGGGAAACATGCTGCTAAGAAACGCGAAGAGTATCCTGAAAAAAATACATTAAAGAATACCATTCCTAAAATAATTAAACTGATATAGAAGAAGGCGTTTCTTTCGAGATTTTCTCTATAGGCTTTAATTGCCAAGTAAACAAAGTAAATTACCCAAAAACTCATATATAGGACAGGAGATGACATGTCTTCATATTCCGCTCGTCGATCCCCGAGTTGTCCCAAAATTTGCGACATGAGTGGCCCGGTGACAATAGCAAGCACCAAACCGACCATGATCGCAATTGTGTTTTTGAACATGAAATTGAGTTTCTTCGATTGCTCTAATTTTGTAGCAACAAGAAAAACGCCAATAAAAATCACAGCAGAAGTATGAAAAAATGGTGTAGATAGAAGAATTGGGATATATAAAAGATTCTTTCGCTGATAAAGAATGTAAGCGAAATAAATCAACGACATTGTAAATGCTAAACGCATTTGTGAGAAACAGAAGTCTATAAAAACTGGGTTAATTAAAAGCAAAAATCCATAATATTTTGTTCTTGTTATAACCAAAAGTATGGAAAAGAACATGATCAATGAGCTAACAATCATGAAAATATTGCTAGAGTTTAGACCATTTTCTGTAGCTATATATAGTAATTTATGCCAACCCCATTCAAAACTTATTTTTGAAAGCAGGGTGTCATAATCAAACCATAGGGTTTTATTTAGAGTGTGATCTATATAACTTACGTAGTTTGCTCTATCGACATACTCTGAACTTCGAAGCGCATCCCAAGGTACAAGCACAATTATGAAAGTGGCGAATAGTGCTAAAAAAAAGCTATATGCACTTTTCTTTTTGATTACAAAGTTCATTTTAAGTTAAATGCCCAAAATTATTTTAGAGAGATACTTGAGTTTTTAAGATGCCCATTACATCCTTTGGAGTTTGATATGCTTGTTGCACCGACAATATTAACTTTCACAGTATTGTTACTCCAGGAATTGAAGCAATTTCTGGATGCATTGGATTGTATAGATACAGCACCTATAGTTTTTTTATTTATCGCGCCAAGCAAAAGCCCATGCCCCGAATTGGAGTCTTGATGATTCTCTATTGTAATAGATACGGGTTTTGCTGAGTTGTCATATCTGCTCAAACCAATTTGGATGCCTGAACCCTGATTTCCTGATGTTTTAATATTCTTCAAAACAATACTTTTTAAGACCATAGATCCATTATTGGGCTCGATATCTATGCCACTCGCTGGCATAGCACCACTTGTATTTGTTGCAGTAATATTTGATGCAAGCAACTTATTCACTGAGATAATTGAAATACCTTGGCGCCTATTATCGTTCATTCTGATGTTCTTTAAGCTGATGTTATACGTCGAGTTCCTGCCACTTGTACCGACATAAATCGCATCTCCCCACATCTTATCAATATTCATATCAGATATTGAGATGTTTTGAGAGTCGCGTATTTCGATTCCCATGCCCCATTCGCCAGCGTTATTCAGGTGAGTGTATTTGTCACCGACCAATGATCCACCTGATATTCTTACATTACTTGTATTTTTTATGTTGAATACTCTGTAGCTTCCGCTTGAGTTTGGTATGACTTTTAATGTGGTTTTAGGGTCTAAGCGTATATCACTTCCACTTTTTGGAGTGATTGATTTTGTTGCATCAATTTTATACGAGCCTGGAGGTATCGAAACAACTTTTTGTTGTTTTAATAGCCGATTTAAATAGTCTGTAATATCAGTATCTTCAACAAACTTAGCATGTGCTTGTGATCCGATACTGATCACAGTGAGCACAAATATTGATCTCAACTTCATTCTGCTTCTTCTTTATACTGTCTGTAAACTTTTAAGCAGACTAAGCTTAAAGCAGTTATTGCGCCTGCCATGCTTAAAAAATACAGATCATCGAAAGGATCACTAATCAATGCTTCTATAAGAAAAGCAAATGATATTGAAATAAATATTAAAAATATTTGTATTTTATGTTGCTTTAAAGTTCTTAACATATCTTCAAGATCTGAAAAAATATCTCATCAATAGATTACCATAAATTTCATCTGGTTGAATCACCCAACCAAACCACACAAGCCTTAGCTTCAAATAAGTTAGGGCTTTTTTATTGTCAAAGAATTAGGAGTATTTATGGAACCAGTTTCCACAAGCGGCTTTGCTGCAATTTTAAAATTCTATGGTGTTGCAATTATGGTGACACTAGCTGTTGCTCTAGTTGCGGCAGTTGTATTAATGACACGAATGCCACGATCGCCTCAAGAATGGGCGGTAGGTTTAATTTGTACTGTTGTATCAAGTCTTGCTGGCGGTTCGCTAATTATTATGAAGTTTAGTTTACATGCTTGGGCAACTGATACATGGGGATGGTTTGCAATAGGTGGACTTTTCTTTGTATGCGGCTTACCCGGTTGGGCTTTGATTAGGTGGGTCTTTAATTTCATTGATAAACAGGAAGGCAAGACGATTGTCGAAGTAATTAAAGAAATTAAGAAGGCTAAGAATGATATTACAGGCGGTGAGCCATGACAGTTAAAAACTTCTTTGATGCTGCACGAGTAATTGCAGGTGGCAAACTTACACAAGCACAAGTAGATGATTTAAATAAAGTGGTCGAAAAACTTGCGCCAGGTGGAAAAACTACAAGTGATGATGGTGTAAACCTAATATCTGGTTTTGAAGGCACACGATTCACAGCCTATGACGATGGTGTGGGCATCTGGACCATTGGTACCGGTACGACAGTTTATCCTAATGGCGTGAAGGTAAAAAAAGGGGATACTTGTACAGCAGAACAAGCTAAGACTTACTTTAAGCACGACTTAGCCAAATTTGAAAAGACTGTAAATGAATCGGTTAGTGTACCTTTATCTCAAAACCAATTTGATGCTTTGGTGTCGCTGACTTACAACATTGGTTCAGGTGCTTTTAAGGGCTCAACATTGCTCAAGTTGCTTAATAAAGGCGACTATCAAGGCGCTGCTGATCAATTCCTAGTTTGGAACAAAGCAGGCGGCAAAGTCATGAAAGGCCTAGTGCGTCGAAGAGAAGCTGAGCGAGCACTATTTTTAAAGAAGTAACTTATATGTGTAAACGTACTAAAGTTGCATCGATCATCACATTGCTGTGTTTAATCTTCTCAGGTTGCACAGCTCACACTATTAATAGTAATGTGAATGTCTCGATTTGTGTAAGGGCTTTGTGATGTCACAAGTCATGATCATGGTTTCGGAAGCGGGCAGGATGGAGAATACTTGTAATCTACCCGCTGATTTAGATAAGAACGGGAATGTTCTTAAAATCTATGACTACTCATTAAATGAGTTGCCGATTAATTTGGATGGAACTGTCACTTATAACGGCAAAAGATGGACCTTTGATAAGAAGCAAAGTTTTTGA